CACAGGCACAGACGCAACACTCCAGGCCGGGATCAACTGGGCCACCAATGTTCGTGGGGCTTCTGGCCAGGCTCGCATCTGCGACTAGGTGCAGGGCGTTCAATGAGAAAGATCACGAAGTCTGGTACGGGTTCCTGGGTGATTACAGCCCAGAAACACTATCAGCAGCCATCGACCGATTCTGCCTGGCAGACGATCCATTCCCAAGCGTCGGAAAGCTGCGGTCACTGTGCGTGCGAATTCAACAGGACGCACAGGCTGAGGCGACACCGGGCCAGCTGAGGATCGAGGGCAGCCGAACACGCAACCGCGACCCGATCGACTACCGGGCGATCCGGGCCGCGAAACTGGCCGAGCGTGAGGCGACTGGGCCTGCGGAAGTTGAGGCGGTGAAACTGGCCGGGGAGCTGGAGTGGAACGGATGAAAAGGCACACGAGATACAAACGAATTCATAGAGACGATCACATGCACGTGTATGCGTTTGAGGTGATTCCGCCGCCACCAAGGGTGATTGCCTTCGATGTCGGCATAAAGCAGTTGGAATTCACCGCCGGATACATCCCGCATTTGTGGTCCGAAAAGGCGAAAAGGGATATGAGAATCAAGGCATTGCAGAGTAGTGATGCCAATTAACGTGGGAGCTATTGGGAGATGATGACGATGGCAGCGAAAAGCAAAAACGGCGCGGCGAAAACAAACAGGACCAGGAAGAGCGTCGGAACGAACCGACTGCCGGCCGAGCAGCCGCCGGTGGCACTCAAGCTTCAGCCAATTCGGCTACGAGCCGTCGACGTTAGCGTGCGGCAGATGGAATTCACCGCCGGATACATCCCGCATGGATGGGCCGAGAAGGCCAAGAGGGCAATGGTTGACAAGAGCAACGGGAAGCGGACAAAAAAACGCGAAGCACGCGACCCGGAAGCTGAGGCAGAAGCCGCGGCATACAAAACCGCCGATGGCCAATACGGGATTCCAGCGATGGCTATCAAGGCGGCGTTGATCGACGCGGCACACAAGGATCTTGGTATCGAAAAGACTCTCGTGAGAAAGTCTGTGTTCTTGTACATGGATGATCCGGTTCTGCCGTTTTCAAACGATCCAGCCCGAACACTGCGACAGGACATGGTCAGAGTCGGTGCGGGATCGGCCGACATTCGATATCGATATGAGTTCACCGAGTGGCGGCTGGTGACACGATGGAGAGTTGACACGGCGGCGATCACTATTGAGGACTTTCTCAATCTCGTCAATCGTGCCGGCTTCTCAGTTGGTGTCGGCGAGATGCGACCAGGAAAAACTAAGTTTGAGCACGGTCGATTTGAGATTGATCCAGAGATTGCGCCGCTGCTCGGAGAAGTGATTGAGAAGTGATCACGGCAGGCAAGGCACGGCGGGGCAAGGCCGGGCTAGGCTTGGCGGGGCTCGGCATGGCAGGCATGGCAAGGCCCGGCTAGGCTTGTCCCGGCTTGGCAGGGCACGGCGTGGCAAGGCAGGCAAGGCGTGGCACGGCTCGGCATGTCGAGGCAAGTTGTGGCAAGGCAGGGCTCGGCCAGGTGTGGCCAGGCAAGGCAGGCGAGGCTAGGCGCGGCGTGGCACGGCCCGGCGTGGCAGGGCACGGCGTGGCAAGGCAGGCACGGCGTGGCACGGCATGGCAGGCACGGCAAGGCACGGCAGGGCACGGCGTGGCACGGCAAGGCGAGGCATGGCAGGCATGGCAGGGCTCGGCCCGGCGCGGCGCGGCTTGGCACGGCGCGGCTCGGCCTGGCCAGGCAAGGCATGGTTTATAATCTCAAGAAACAAGGATGACGACATGGGTACACTGGAAGCGAGTTACAAAGACGGTTTTCCATCACGCGGAACGGACCCGCAAAAAGTCTATGAGGAAATCCAGATCATCCGCAGTAAGAATGATGGCCGAGCGGATGAGGATCAGATAGTCGCCGCGGCGGCCAAGAAGCGATCGGCCATGAATCCGTTCTTCGACTGGGACGATACAGACGCGGCCCGCGAATGGAGACGCCAGCAGGCTGGCCGGCTCGCAACGGCGATTGTGGTTTTGCGTGACGAGAATCACGGCAAACCGTCCCGCGCGTTTTCTCCGGTCACGATTCAGATCGATGGCACGAAGCGGCCGCGTGGCAAGGGGCTGCCTCGTGTGTACGGCGACACCGTAGAGGTGCTGGACATCCCAGAAGAAAACGCGGCCATCCTGGCAAGGCTGGGCCGTGATCTCAAATCCCTATTGGATCGATATGAGTGGGTGGCAGAGTTGAGCGGAATCGAGGAAGCCTTGTCGACAGCATTGGATCGGGCCAACACTGCGGCCAGAGCACTCAACAAAAAGGCAGACCAATCATGACGCCCACAGACCAGCGATCCGACAAACTGGAAACCAGGCTTGAGTCTCGAATCGAAGCCATTGAAAAGAGGCTGGAAAGCCTATCCGTCATGCAACTAGCGATCCGCGAGTATGTGCTTTCACTCCAGAACAGCCGCGACGAATGCAACCGAGACCGCGACAAGTTGAGGAAACAACAAACAGCCCAGCTCGTCAGCGAATCGTCGGTCTGGCAAGACTCGGCAGATGACCCGGCGGCGTAGCTGGGAAACTGCAACCCGCCGGCCGGGTCCGCTCCGTTCTCGGCCGGCGGTTTTCTGAAACACTCGATATGAGGTGATGACGATGACTGGGTATCGCGAGTTCTTGTCGCACAAAAACAGGGCCGATGAGTGCCAGGGGTTTGAGCCTACATGGCTGCCGGACAGCCTGTTCGATTTCCAGAAGACACTCACGCGGTGGGCCATACAGGCGGGCCGAGCCGCGCTGTTTGAGGACTGTGGGCTAGGTAAGACTATTCAACAGCTCGTATGGGCCGAGAATGTAATCCGCCACACGAACAAGCCCGTACTACTGGTCACACCGCTGGCAGTCGGCCAACAGACAATTCTCGAGGCGAGTAAGTTCGGGATCGACGCCGAACGATCGCGGGACGGGAAGATCAGCGGATCGAAGTGTGTGGTCGTTACAAACTACGAGCAGTTGAGGAAGTTCGACAGCACCCAGTTCGCTGGCATTGTCTGCGATGAGTCGTCGGCGATTAAGAATTTCAAGAGCCAACGTAAACAAGATGTGACGGAGTTCTGTAGGCTTCTCAGGTATCGACTGTTGTGCACAGCGACAGCCGCGCCCAACGATTACCACGAACTAGGAACATCGTCCGGCGCACTAGGGTATCTGGGATACCGCGACATGCTCACGACGTTCTTCAAGCAGGACACCCAAAAAGATCATCTCGGATGGGGTCGTACTAAGTATCGATTCCGAGGGCACGCGGAGAATCCGTTCTGGCGATGGGTCTGCTCATGGGCGAGGTCCATTCGCAAGCCGTCAGACATTGGCGGCGACGACTCGCGTTTTGTGTTACCGCCGCTGATTCAGCACGAGCATATCGTGGAGACACGTAAGGCCCGCAGTGGAATGCTGTTTGCTATGGCGGCAACGAATCTGCAAGAGCAGAGGGAAGAGCGGCGGAACAGTATAGCCGAGCGATGTGAGATGGCGGCACAACACGCGTCCGATCATGACGGATCGTGTGTTATGTGGTGTGAACTGAATGACGAAGGCGACCGGCTGGCATCGGAAATCCCAGACGCTGTTCAAGTAAAAGGCTCAATGTCCGACGAAAAGAAAGAAGAGATATTAATGGCGTTTACCCGTGGCGAGGTTAAGCGGCTGGTCACAAAACCGAAGATCGGATGCTGGGGGCTCAACTGGCAGCACTGCCACAAAGTAATAGCGTTTCCCTCGCACTCGTTTGAGCAGCACTACCAGGCGGTAAGGCGGTGTTGGAGGTTCGGCCAGGATAGCCCGGTGAATGTACATCTGATTGTCAACGAGGGCGAGCAGGGAGTGCTTAGAAATATAAAGCGCAAAGCATTGCAGGTAGACCGAATGTTCGAGTCGCTGTGTGAACACGTTTCCGACTCGCTCGCAATGTCGCGGGCAGACAACTTCACCGATGAGGTATCAATACCATCATGGCTGTAATGAACACAATTAAAGACCAGGTGATTACCGAACAGTACGCTGTATATTGCGGCGACAGTGCCGAGGTGTTGGCTACGTTGCCAGGCGAGTCGATGCACATGGCAATATACTCGCCACCGTTCGCGACAGAACAGGGCGGATGCCTTTACAACTATTCGAGCAGCGACCGCGATCTGTCGAACGCCCGGACCTACGATGAGTTTTTTGAGCATTACAAGTTCATCGTCGACCAGACGTGCCGTCTTCTTCTGCCGGGTAGAATATCGGCAGTACATTGCACAGACATCCCGAAGGCCGGAGCCAACATCGCCGGGTATAGCGATTTTCCCGGAGATATAATCCGACTGCACCAGGCCGCCGGCTTCGAGATGCTCCCACGGATATGTATTTGGAAAGAGCCTTTAGAGGTGCGTAATCGCACGATGGCGAAAGCGTTAACTCATCGCCAGGTCGTCGAGGATTCAACACTCGTTAATTGTGCGTGCAGCGACTACCTGATCCCGTTTCGCAAACGTGGTGAGAATCCGACGCCTGTGATTCACCCTACTGGCCTGATGGACTACGCGGGGTCTGACCTGATGCCTGAAGATTTGAAGCACTTAAGAGGGTTTGATGGCAATCAGATTAAGAACCGATACAGCCATTGGATATGGAGACAGTACGCGTCGTCGATGTGGCATGATATTCGCCTCAGCCGGACGCTGCCCTATAAAGATGGGCGAGACGCGAACGACGAGCGGCACATGCACCCGCTACAACTGGATGTAATTGAGAGGGCGTGTGTCCTGTGGTCGAATCCCGGCGAGAACGTGATGACGCCATTCATGGGAGTAGGCTCTGAGGTATACGGAGCGGTT